GTTTACAATTCAGGCTTTAAATTAATGGACTTCTCAGTTGCTAACACTGACGAATTTGGGAACTTCACAGGTGTTACTCGTCGCAGATTTAGCAAGCTAGTTGATTTTGATGTTAGAATAGAGAAAAGTCGGTTAAACTTCGTCTATAACCAATTGTCAGACTTGCGAGCAACTTCCGCTGTTTGGATTGGTGAAGGGACAGAAGATGACGCAACGCTCGCTTTAGGTTATTATAGGAATAATCAGATTAACATTGACGCGCCTAGTTATTGTTCAGCAACAATTCAAGTTCAGAGTGTAATATAAATGGCAGAAATAACACAAGTAATACCAGCGTACACTGGGACGCCACCAAACAGGTTCGATCAGCTTGAAGATGAATTTTCTGATAACGCTGATTTTTTTGCTGCCTATTTCGCGTCTACTCCAACCGACTACAATACATTTGCAACTCAGGCCAATGCCGTTGCTGTAGATGTGAACGCTAACGCGACATTGGCAACTGGAGCCGCTGCATCATCCGCAGCCGCCGCTAATTTTGAAGGACTTTGGTCTACGCTAACGGGATCGAAACTAGCAGGTATAAGTGTTCAACATGATGGCGCTTTGTGGAGACTTGTTAATGATTTGGCTGATATAACGCTAAGTGAGCCAAGCGGAACAAATGCAGACTGGGTTTATGTTAGCGGTACTCGATGGTCTACATTAACCTCCTCCGCAACAATTGCAGCAAACGCTAGTTACATCATAGTTGCTACCGTTGGCGTGACTGAATTAACACAGCCGACTTGGGCGATTGATGATTTTATTATTATTAAAAATAGCATTGATAGCACCCAGATTGTAAGGTTTTTGAATCCGTCGAATACAATTAAAGGTGACGTTGGAACTGTGTCATCAGGTGATGATTTAGTGATACCCGCTGGCGATACTGTGCATCTAGTTGCCAGATCTGCTAGTTTATTGGAGACTGCGTAAATGAGTGATGTAATACTTAGCAATATAAAGAGTTCTGGCGAGTTATTAAGGTTGGCGCCTGACTTGACGGCGCTTGAAACATCTTCGTTAACAAACAACTATATTACAGAAACTATCGCAATGGTTGCTGGCGTTGAAAAAGAAATACTTGCTTTAAGCGGAAAGCATGCCGTTTCAACTTTGTATTTAAGTGGATTAGTTAATGAGTCTATGAGGCTTAGGATGCTTAACGACGGAACAGAGATATGGGATTCTACTGTCAATGTAGCAGGGGGTGCCTGGGCTGTTTATAATAACATATCATCAGCATTAGCCGAAAAGCCAGCGTTTAAAATAAACTCATCGCTATCACTTTTATTAACCACTACCACAGACCTATCCATAAACATTCACTACACTGCGGTCAAAATGTTATGAAATATTTATTTTTATTACTATTTAGTTTTAATGTTTTTGCGGAATCCCCTCCAGCCAACTCATTTAAAGGGAATGTTTACGGGTACGAGGTAGCTGTCTTTGTCAACCAGATTTTCAGCGGTGAATACGGAATAAGATCGCTTTATTTCTCAAATGGCGAATGGCAATACCTTGCAGAGCCGTCTTGCTTCACTGATAATATGACAACTGCGCAAGATGTTGATTACTGTTTTGGTTTGGCTGTAAATGAAATAAATGAAGCTATAGAGGCAACATTAAAACCGGTGAGCACAGAACCTTCTAGCGGGGTCATGAGGTTGCAATGGTTAATAGAAAACAAATTAAAAATTCAGTCAGACAAGCTTTTGTTTGCGCAATAATCACGCTGCTTTCCTGCTCTGATGAATCTGAAAAAATTCAAATAGATATTAGATCTATACTTGAATCTAAAATAAATAATTTAATTATCATTAACAACAAAATAGAGGCATAAAATGACCAAGAAAAAAGGCAGTCGCGGAACAGGCACTACGCCTAAAAAATAATGTTAGATTCATTTTTAACTAACATTGAAATTATTGCCGCATTTATTGCGGCTTTATTCGTTTACCGTAACATGTATTTTACCGTTGTTTCATTGGCTGTTTTGCTTGTTTGCTTCACCCCAGATTCGTTTTTAGATACCGCTTACAAAACATTTAATACTTTTGTCATGATATCTTTAGTTTTTATAGCCTTGGGTATTATGCTATTCTATTGTAAAAAATACTTACCATCGATAGCGCTTTGTTTGATCTCGGTCTATTGCGCCATATTTGCAACCGATACATGGATAAACAGTAATGCAGAAACATGGATATACATCAATCATGAAAACATTATTGTTAGCTTGTATGCTGTTGTTTTGTTCTCATTTAGCAAGAGATTATCAGCCTTGGTGGTTGCCAGCATTGGTAATATCAGCCGTTTTTATGCTAATATCAAACTTAATCCATTTAATAATCCAAGCTATAAAAGGCGAGAAGACAAGGCGCGAAATAGATGACAACAGAATTAAAAGGGATTGAATCCCAGCTTGAAAGACAGTCGAACAGGATGGAAAAGTTAACTGAATCTATTTCCGAACTTGCTCAAACTCTTGCTAGAAAAGAGGCGCACGATCATCATATTGAAGAAGCAATAAAAGAAATTAAAGCCGATCACGTTTTGACAAAAAGAAAAGTTGAAGCGCTGGAAAAAATAAGCGCAGGTGATGAAGCAATAAGAAAGATATTTTGGATTATAATGTCACTATGTGTAACTGTGGTTGGCGCGGCAATTATATACAGCGTGGTGATAAAACCGTGAAATGTTTTATTGTTGATGATAGCCCTATATATATTGAAATTGTCACAGCGGCAATCAGTGACTTTTGCACGGATATAGAATCATCAATAAGCCCAAACTATGCGATTAGTAAAATAATTAAATTTAACCCTGATGTAATCGTTCTTGATTATGTCATGCCTGAAAAATCAGGTCTTGAGCTGGCAAAAGAGATCAGCGAAAACAGCGAAATAAACCATATTCCGATCATAATGGTATCAGGCGAAAACATGGTTATGAAGGACTATGATTGCCATGATGTTGATGAATTTGTTAGCAAGTCAGAATCGATAAACACATTAAAAAGCACTGTTAGAATATTTTCCAATATTGGGAAAATAAATAAGGCTAGGAAAGATATTGATGGCTAGCATTAAACGAAACCCGCCACTACCCGACCGCACAACCGGAATCTTAACGTTACCAGATGGTCAAGAATTTGACACTTTAGAAAGACCATGGGTAGATAATCTGGTTAACGTGTCGTGCATACCAACAGGGTTTTATCGGTTTAAGCGCGACTTACATGGTAAGCATCAATGGTTCAGGCTGGTTCATGTTGATGGACGCACTGACATCGAGTTTCACGAGGGAACTAAGCCAAGACATAGTAACGGGTGCATATTGGTTAGTCGTGAGTGTCTGGAGGCTATGAAAGCGTTTTATAACAATCCTGAATTGACTTATGTGTTGGAGATTAGATAGTGGACATAAACCCGTTATCCGCACTTTTTGATATTGGTAAGATAGCCATTGAAAAAATATGGCCTGACCCTGCAAAACAGGCAGAACAGCTATTTAAACTTGAGGAGCTAAAACAAAAAGGCGATTTAGCAGAGCTTAACGCTCATGTGCAATCGATAACCGGGCAACTTGAAATAAACAAAGTTGAAGCTGCCCACGCCAGTATATTTGTAGCTGGATGGCGGCCTTTCGTGGGATGGTGTTGTGGATTTGCTTTGTTGTACGCTTCAATACTTGAGCCTTTAATGCGGTTCATTGCGACCATGTTCGGATACACTGGCACATTCCCAATCATAGACACAAACACGACAATGCAAGTATTGCTTGGCATGCTTGGTCTAGTTGGAGCGAGAAGTTACGAGAAGAAAAACAAGGTGCAAAGAGATAGTTTAAAGGCTAACTCAAACCCCTAAGGCTATGCCCTAATAACATCATTTTGTTTTTGATTGCTTTAACGGGTATGCCTGTCTGGGATTCAATTTCAGACAGTTTTGTTTTAGCTTTAACCAAATCGACAACACGCCTTAGTATCTTCTCGTCGTTGAACTTTGGCTTGTTTGATTTTCTGTTCCATGTTGGTTTATTCATGTTCGTCAACCTCAAAAATACTATCCCATGTGGAATCGATAATTCCCATAAGGGATTTCTCTGTAGCACCATCAAATCCAGCTCTAGCTATTGACATATAGGTTACGCATAAAGACTCAATAACTTTAAGTTGATCGGAACTTACCACTATTTTTTTAACGTCTTTTATTCCTGCTAGCCCTTCCATTAATTTATCTAGTTCACTCATGACAATCCACCTTATCAATAGCCAAGCATTCAGCCTCGTCAATATCAAATCCAGACATTTCTAAATAGTTAGAAAACTGGTCGTAAGCGTTACCCATCAATACACCGTTTGATGTGGTAAACTTTTGTTCTTTGTTGTTGATTATGCATGTGCAGTTGAATTCGGTCATTTATCTGAACCCCACATAACATTCGCCATAAATAAAGTTAGATTTATTTGGGTAGTTAATTCCACCTCGAGCCCAATTGATGATGATTTTATAATATATATTCACAACGCCACCCATTCCTTTCTAATAACTTCAATAACTTGCGAGACTGTTAAACCTTCACGTTTTGCAATCCATTCAATTGTGCGGCCGTTAAGCCAGTGGTTTAGTATGTTTTTCATACTAGAATTCCTCCAGCTTCTGCAAATTTTATTTTAAACTCTGCGACATTGTCCTCATCAACCTCGCACATTATGTCGTCATTGTCGCATAAATTTATTATCGGAGGATCTGAATTATCTATCCATGCATTATTAAAATAAACGGTTAGTCCGCCACTTTTTATAATAAATCTTTTTGTGCTTTTTGCTTTGACAATATTCATTTCTTCTTCCTCACTTTAAATTTAGGAAAAAACTGCTTAGCCAGCTTCATGTCCTTTTTTCTATCGCCAGTTGGCGTAACGCCATTCTGCTCTAAGAACATGGCTAATGCGGTTTTGCTCATAGTAACTCTGGATTCTGGTGGATGTTGCCTATTATTTTTGATTTTTCAATTCTGTAAAAATCTCTGGCTTGGTCTTCGCACTCTGGTTCGTCAATCCATTCTACATAAAACTCAATCCAATCACTCATTTTTACAATAAATAAATCTTCATTATCAAATTGACATATATCACCCTCATAAATATCAACACCGTTCTTGTCTTTAAGTCCTGTGAATTGCATTAGGGTTAAGTTTTCAACACGCGACCATCTATCGCCACCACCAAAACAATCCATCCCCTCTCTACTTTTTTGGACTATATTTCCGCAAAAGCTAAGGTAATTTTGATAGTAGGCGTGACTGCACGGCATAATCATATTTTTACCATCCCAAGCCCTAAACTTAATTTCTCTCATAATCATTCATCCAATTATCAATTTCCCAAATCATAACACTATTATTCGCTGGTAGTGGTATGACCAGTGTTTAGCTCTTCGCCTATTTCAAGCCACTCCAAAATTAACCAGATTAGTATTAGTAATATGAAGTAGTTAATCATTATTTGCCTACTTTTGGTGGTAGTGGTGAAGGCATCCAGTGAGTTACTTTTACTTTATGCCTTTCTGAGCCATAGGCATTATGTGATTCTGCAATCCAACATTGGTAATTTTTATCATAAATTCCAGTAAAGCATTTATATCCATAATCAGGGCGAGGCCATATATAAACTTCTTCATATGGTTTAGGAAATTCATCACTTACACTAATCCACTGGCTTTGTGTGCGGGTGTTTTCGAGTTCTTTTATTTTTAACTCAAGATCTAGATTTTTTTGCGCTGGAGTATCACCGTCAATTTTCTGAATTAGTATTTCGTACTCAGTTTTATCATCACGATCCTTCTCAAGCTCTTTAATCCGCTTATCCTTGGCGACCAACTCGGCTATGTCGGATAGGGAGCGAGGATTCACTGGGTGAATATCAGAACTACTCCAAAGCCCATCTTTGTTTAGGTGGTTCCCGTGGTTATCATAATATTTATTATCTCTATCTACACACCAAGAGTTGCTTGGCGCATTCTTCAAAATATCTTCGTTAGTCATCATCCCCTCCTAATCTACGTCTATTTCGTTCATGTTCATATTCTGCTTGAGTCATATCTTCTGGCTCATCATCCCACTCTGGCGGGTAATCGTTTGGTGGTATTGGGCTGTAGTTCATTCTATAGCCCCGCCAGCCTGTATGAATGATTTTTCGAATTCTTTAATGTGTTGGTTTGGGATTGTTGCGATTAATTCAGTTTTCCAATTATATAAATGAATATCTGGAATTTTTACGCGATCAATGCATGCCATATCAAAAACAATAACCACGACCCCAGTCTCCAACACATACCCGAAACTTTGTTTAATTATTTGCATCTCACATCCTCGTTAATAAATTCCAGCTAACTATAAACCACTTTTTAACTGGATGTGGTATGACCAGTTATAAATCAATCAATCTCTCTGTGTTATTGGTTGACGCTGTATGTGTAATTACGCCTAAATTATAAACACGCCAAACCCAAGATGACCCATCGAGATACATTGACCAAATAAAGTAAGAGTTGGTTGATTTGTTTAAAATAATTTCAATAGATTCATCGTCATTAATAACACCCTTGACAACAACTAATATTTTTTTGCCTTTTGACTTCTTTGTTTCTATAATTAACGTGTCACCTTTTTTAGGCGGGTCAATACATAAATTTGTATGGTTTAGCTCTACCATCACAATTCCCCCAATTTATCATTCGTACTATCAATAACCATTTCCAAATAATGCTCAATCGACTTGAGCGCTTCGTCGTTATGTTCGTGTTTAGCTATCACCGCTACAGCCTCGTTAAGCGCTTCTATCAATCCGTCAATCAATATGAGTGACTTGGACAGCTTGATGTCGTTTAACGCGAACTGGTGTTGTAGGTGGGCTAGTTTGTGGCGCATTCTTAGTGGGGTCATAAAAACCCCGGCAATGATGCTTTAAAAGACGGGTTGTAATCAGTCTTATCCGCCTTTTGGCCTAATATCTCTTTTTTCATTGAGTCAGACATGACTTTTATCATCTCGCTGCGCATAAGCTTATCGTTTTCAAGCTTATTCAGCATAATGTCATGCACACCTTCAAGATCCTCAGTCATGAAAACTTTTACATCAACCTGTTTTGTTTGCCCATATCGCCACTCGCGCCTGACCGATTGGTAAAACTGCTCAAACGAGTAAGTAGGCGCAACAAATGCCATTTTGCAAGCGTGCTGCCAATTCATTCCGAACCCAGCGATTTTCGCTTTACTGACAATCTTTTTATACTTGCCATGCGAGAATCCGAGTAATCGATCTTCTTTAATTTCATTACTGTGACTGCCAGCGACTTCAACACAATCATTAATTAGTTTAGATAATAAATCGCTTTCTTCATTAGTCTCACACCAAACAATGCATGGCTCATCTAGCGAGTTAACCCATTCAGCGCACGCATTAACGCGGGTCATTACACTCTGCTTTTTGGCGGCTCTTACATCAGTCAATCCACGGGCAATTGATGCAAATAACCCGTCTATCTCTCCGCCATCTAATAATACCTTTTCGATATTAAGTGGTGGTAAATCGTACTTACTGCCATCAAAACCTAAGTCAGACGGACTAGAAATAACAACCGCCCAGGTTGATAGCCATTCCCAAAACTTGCCGGACGCATGGCCTTTTAATCGCCATTTTTGCGTTTCTGATCCATCGTGAGTGAAATACATTGCCAGCATTTCAACTTGTGACATTATACCTAAAAATTCAGCCTGAGTGCCTAGCTCCATAAAAT